CTGACACTATCCTCCTAACATCATCCTTAATCAAATTTATATCATGCAATTCATACTCCAACAGAGCACACCTGACCGTCTCTTCCATTGCTATGATTTCATTATTACCCCTCTTTTGCCACAACAAGGAATCCCTAATTGTACTTAATTGCAGAGGTCCTTTCCACCTACCATTATCTAACCTAAAACCCCTTTTCAAAAATTGAGCCTCTTTCAAAGGAACAAAACCGATATTACCATCTTTCTGTGCAGAAGTAGGCTTAAATCCCATGTTTCTCAACGAGTCCATATATTTAGGCAAGTCAATTTCAGGCCCGAAAGCCGAAATCTCATCATCACCCAAGTAAGCGGAGCAACAATTTCCCATAGCACTATTAATATCGATTTGGTCCATAAGAGCATAAATAGTTTTTGCCATATTAGCAAAAGAATTTATGGGACCTGTTGCAGGATTACCTGAACTATTTAAAGTAGAAACCTCAAACCTTATATTCATTACCTGTAGAATTGGCCTAACAATAATACTCTCTAAACATGCCCTCTGTAACCTATTATCAGAACCATAATAATGATCCGCGATCCTAAAGAACATACTTATCAATTGAGGAGGTATGGTCCTATCAAATGCCTTATAATCTAAACACAAAACCTCATCACTCTTTTCTAACAAAGTACTACACATTGTATCCCACTCCTCATATGGGTTCATATTTAACATAATACCGTGTTTAGATCTTGTAGAAGCCAAATAGTTCATAAATGACCCAAAATACTTCCTAAATATTAAGGTAGTCTCAATAGGACAACCCATAAACACTCTACATTTACCTTCAGCTATTTTGTCCAGAGCTAACCTTTCGTCCTTTAGATAGCACAATTGTATTAATTCTGGAGCTATACCTAACGCCATCTTAGCATCTATCTTATCTAACCTAGCTAAAAGTTCCTCACCTTTACCAGGAACAAAATCATAACTCTGCTCCTCTTCAACATACTCAATAAAGGACTTCTTTTTCTGGTGACTCAAAACCCAAGG